TGGTAGTGCACCAAAATTATCTTCAACTGGTGGTGATTCAAATATTGATTTAGAGATTGAAGCAAAAGGAACAGGTCATGTAACTGTTAGAGGTAATACAAATTCAGGTGCTATACAATTTAATTGTGAAAATAATTCTCATGGTCAGATATTAAAAGCACAACCACATTCAGCAAGTGTTACAAATGAAATGTTATTACCTGACGGTTCTAGCTCAACATTAGTATCTCTTGTTGCAACACAGACTTTAACAAATAAAACTTTAACATCACCTAAAATAAATGAAGATGTAGCAGTAACTTCTACTGCGACAGAATTAAATTTACTAGATGGTATTACTGCTGGTACAGTATCTGCTTCATTAGCAGTTATAGCTGATTCAAATAAAGATATAACAGGATTTAGAAATATAACTTTAACAGGTGAATTAGATGCAGGATCATTAGATATTAGTGGAGATGCAGATATTGATGGTACATTAGAAGCAGACGCTATTACTATTAATGGAACTACTTTAGCAGAAACTATATCAGATACAGTTGGTGCAATGGTAGGATCTAATACTGAAACAGGTATTAGTGTTACTTATGATGATTCTGATAATACTTTAGATTTTGTAATAGGATCTACTTCTATTACAAATGCTATGTTAGCAGGATCAATAGCAGATTCTAAATTAAGTACAATATCAACAGCTGACAAAGTTAGTTTAGCTGCATTAGATATTGATGGTGGTACAGATATAGGAGAAGCTATTGTAGATGCAGATTTATTTATAGTAGATAATGGAGCAGGAGGCACTAATAGAAAAGTTGCTGCTTCAAGATTAGTAACATATGTTGATGCAAACTCTAGTGCTGCATCAGTAGGAAAAGCAATTGCAATGGCAATTGTATTTGGATAAAATTAAATAGGAGATAATATGGCTACACCAAACATCGTAAACGTAGCAACTATTAATGCTAAAAACGCAACTGCTTTACTAGATGGTACATCTAGAACTACAGCGGTTGATGTTTCAGCAGATAAAGTTGCCAAAATAAATACAATTCTTGTTGCAAACGTAGATGGTACAAATGCTGCTGATATTACAATCGAAGTTAGTGTAGATAATGGATCTAACTATGTTAAGATTGCTAATACAATATCAGTACCAGCAGATGCTACCCTAAGTTTTTTAGAGAATCCGATTTATTTAGATGAAACAGATATATTAGCTTTTACAGCATCAGCTGCAAATGACTTAACTTATTTTGTTTCTTACGAAGAATTAGATGACGCATAATAGATAGAATTATAGGAGGCAACATAATTCATGGCAAATGGCGGAATCATAGGCCCAATACAAACTTTAAGTGAAGGCTCTGAATCACGAGGTGGTATTCGTACTATAACTTCATCCACACAATACAAAGTATCTTCAAGTTTCCCTGGAACTGCACCTGCTGTCTTTTTAATAGGTGGTGGGGGTGGAGGCTCTGGATGGGGAGGCGGTGGTGGTGCTGCTGATTTTAAAAATTTAACTTGTCAAAGTTTAGGAACCTCACCTTTTCCTATCACTATAGCTGGCGGTGGAGCTGGAACAGATTCATTTGGTGGCCCTGGTTCTAAAGGTGAAACAACAACTATTGGTTCTCCAAGTCCAATAACATCCGAAGGTGGAGGAGGAGGAGGAGGTTGGAATAGTTCTGGTGGGTCTTCAACAAATGGTTCTGGTGGTGGCGGTGGAATGGGTTGTCATACTCTTACAGGCCCTGGCCCTGGAGGTCAATCTAATGGAGGTAATTCACCAACTTCATCACCAAGTTCAAACGACTCGGCTGGAGGTGGCGGAGCTTCTGCTAATGGGGGAAATGCCCCAGGAGGTGCTGGTGGAAACGGATCAGCTACAAGTATTACTGGATCACCTGTAACTTATGGAGGTGGCGGAGGTGGTGCAGCTCATCCTTCTGGTGGTGGTGATGGAGGTTCTGGAGGTGGTGGAAAAGGTGGATGTAGCACTTCTTCAATTCCTGCTGACAAACACGGAGATGATAATAAAGGAGCTGGAGGTGGCGGTGGTGGCGGTTCAGCTGCATCTGGTAATGGAGGTTCAGGCGTAGTAATAATTAATGAAGGGCCTGGCACTGCTGAAACGATAAATTTTAACAGTGGTTCAGGTGTTTGGAATACAAATGATATTTACAATTTATTAAAAAGTTAGTATACATATATTATAAATTTTAGGGAGAAAAATAAACATGGCACATTTTGCAGAATTAGAATCAAAAACCGACCCAACTGGTTTTACATCAGATACACATCTGATTGTAAAAAGAGTTGTAGTTGTGGCTAATGATGAAGTGCCTTCAGATGAACACGTTGATGGTGAAACATGGTGTGTTAATTTTTTTGGAGGTGGCACTTGGAAGCAAACATCTTATAACAATAATTTTAGAAAACAATACGCAGGTATTGGTTATAGATATGATGCATCTAAAAATAAATTTATTACACCACAACCTTATGAATCTTGGTCTTTAGATGGTAGTGATGATTGGCAAGCACCAATTACATACCCATCAGTTACATCTGGATCTGATTTTACTTACTTGATTCGATGGAATGAGACTAAGTATAAAGCTGATAATAACACAGGTTGGGAAGCAACTAAATCTAATGACACAGCAGATACACCTACAGTTTACGATTGGAACGGATCGGCTTGGACATCTTAATAGGAGACTAATAAATGCCTAGAACTAATGGTGGAATCATTGGTAAAAGAAACGCAACTTCTTTTGGGAAGTGTATTGTTACTGTCAAAACATCATCAGGAAATATCACAGCACAACCAGGCACTAGAGTTGTTCAAACAACTTTAGTAGCAGGTGGAGCTTCAGGTGGTTCTAATCAAGGTGAAGGTGATGGTGGTGGCGGTGGTGGAGCTGGAGGATTAAAAACATTCCCATCAGTAAATGCTTGTGGAACAATAGCAGTAGTTGTTGGTGGTGGTGGAGCTTTAGCATGTGGACCAAGTCGAAGACAAGGAAATCCAGGAAATACATCAAGTGTAGGAACTGCCTGTGTTACAGGTGGTGGTGGAGGGGGTGCTCCTGAGCCTGGTACACCATCATCTCGAGCTGGACTACCTGGAGGTTCTGGTGGAGGTTCTAATGTTTGTGCAGCCGTAGGTTCTGGGATATGTGGTCAAGGAAATAATGGTGGAATAGGATTAGGCCCTGCTGGTGATGGTGGTGGTGGCGGTGGAGCTGGAGCAGTTGGAGGAAATGGTACTGCTTATCCAGGAGGCACAGCTGGAGCAGGAGGGGCAGGAACAGATATTAGTCCTTTATATCCAGGAACAAGTTTACCTAATAGTGGAGTTTATGCAGGTGGTGGAGGTGGTGCCTCGTATTGTAGAAATCCAGGAGCTAATAATGCAGGACCTGGTGGAACTGGTGGTGGAGGTGCAGGTGGTAAAGGAGCACAAGTAGGAACAGCAGGTACAGCCAACACTGGAGGTGGTGGTGGAGGTGCTGGAGGTCAGACACCTAATTCTGGAACTGGTAGAAATTCAGGAGCAGGAGGATCTGGTATTGCAATTATAAAAGAATTAAACAAAGCAAGTGGTGTATGGAATTTAAGAAGTCAATTAAGAGCATTGCAACAAGGAACATGGCCTGATGGTACAGTTGCCATATCATATGATTTAGATTATTTAGTGGTAGCTGGTGGTGGAGCTGGAGGAAATGGAGCAGCTGGTGGTGGCGGAGCTGGAGGATATAGAGCTTCTGGTTTTGGACCTTCTCCTACAAGAAACTCTGCTTTAAGTTTTTCAAGTGTTGATGCAGGAACTTCTTATAGTGTTACAATCGGAGCTGGTGGAGCAAATACTCCTGCAACTCCTGTTATTGAATCAGGAAGTGACTCAATATTTAATCCAGGTGGAACTGAAAATACAAATACAATAACAGCAGATGGTGGTGGTAGAGGTGGTAATGGTGGGTCTAATGGAACAGCTGGAGGTTCAGGTGGTGGTGCAGGTTTTGGTGGACCTACTTTACCAGGACCTAATAAAAGTGGAGGTGCAGGAAATACTCCTCCAAGATCTCCAATATCTCAAGGTAATTCTGGAGCTGGAAATCAACTAAACCAAGGTGCTGGTGGAGGTGGTGGAGCAGGAGCAGCAGCCCCAAATCAAAATGGTGGAGCTGGTCTAACAAATAATATTAATAATTCATGTACAACATATGCTGGAGGTGGTGGAGGTGGTGTTAATGAAAGTTATCCAAGTACACCTAATGCAGGAAGTGGTGGATCAGGTGGTGGAGGACAAGGTGGTGGTGGACCAGGTGCACCTTCACCAAGACAAGATGCAGTAGCAGGAACAGTAAACACTGGCGGTGGTGGCGGTGGAGGCGGAGGCGGTGGTGGTAACCCAGGTAAAGCTGGTGGATCAGGTATTGTTATTATAAGTGGTCCAAGTGCTAGAACTTTTGCAGTAACACCTTGTACAAACTCTACAGGAACTCATCCAGGTGGAGCTAAACTAGCTACATTTACAGTTTCTGGAACATTGACAGTAAGTTAGTAATTATACCCCTTGAATTTTTTAAAATTAATGGTATAATATATATATATATGAATTTAACAAATTATTATTGGTATTTCCAAAGTGCAATACCAGAAAGAATATGTAATGACATTGTGCGATATGGAAAATCATTACAAGATCAAATGGCAGTTACTGGAGGTTATGGTAATAAACCATTGAATAAAAATCAAGTTAAAGATTTAAAAAAGAAAAGAAATTCAGATATTGTTTGGATGAATGATAGATGGATTTATAAAGAAATACAACCATATATTCATCAAGCAAATAGAAATGCAGGTTGGAATTTTGAATGGGATTATTCTGAATCTTGTCAATTTACAAAGTATACTAAAGATCAATTTTATGATTGGCATTGTGATAGTTGGGATCAACCTTATATTAGAGAAACTGCTAATGATCCATCACATGGTAAAATTAGAAAGTTATCTGTAACAGTTACATTATCAGATCCAAAAGAATATAAAGGTGGTGAATTAGAATTTGATTTTAGAAACTTAGATCCTGATAAACCTAGAAAACCTGTAAAGTGTAAAGAGATATTACCTAAAGGAAGTTTAGTAGTATTCCCCTCGTTTGTATGGCATCGAGTGTGCCCAGTAAAAAAAGGCTCAAGGCATAGTTTAGTTATATGGAATCTTGGTTGGCCATTTAGATAAGGAGAATATGAAAAAGAAAAAAACTAAAAAGTTAAAAACAGAATTACAGTTTCCAAAACAATTAGCAAGAGAAGATTTATTTAGTTGCCCTATATGGTATGGTGATGAACCAGGGTTTGTTAATGAATTAAATAATGCATCTGATAAATATATTGAAGAGTCTAAAAAAAATTTAAAAGAATCAATAGATAAAAGAAATAAAAAGTTTGGAAATAAAGGAGACATGGGTCATGTGTTTCATTCAACATCATTGATAGGTGACCCTAAGTTTAAAAAATTACAAGATTACATAGGTGCAACAGCACATAATTTGTTAGTTGAAATGGGATTTGATTTAACAAATTATACAGTATTTATTACAGAAATGTGGGTGCAAGAGTTTGCTAAAAGAGGTGCAGGACATCATACATTACATACACATTGGAATGGGCATATATCTGGCTTTTATTTTTTAAAAGCAAGTGAAGCAACATCAATGCCATTGTTTGAAGATCCAAGACCAGGTAATGTTATGAATCTTTTACCAGAAGCAGATAAAACAAAAGTAACATATGCATCATCACAAATTAATTATAAAGTTCAACCAGGAAGAACTATGTTCTTTCCTTCATATATGCCACATCAATATATTGTAGACATGGGATATGAACCATTTAGATTTATACATTGGAACTGTCAGGCAATACCTAATAGTGTTTTAAATGTCAAAGCCTAATGATAATATGAAAAAAGCTGTAATACAAGCTACCCTCGAAACTAATACTGTAAAGAATAAACCAGACTATATTAAAAATTTTATACAGTCAAATAGAAAACTAAAGGGGAAAAATATTATTAAAAATGTCGTTTCAAAAAAATAAATATACAGTAATTAAAAAAGCAATATCAAAAGAATTAGCAGACTTTGTTTATAAATATTTTTGTAACAAAAGAAATGTAGCAAGATTTTTATTTGATCAAAGATATATATCACCATATACAGAATACTTTGGGGTATGGAATGATGAGCAAGTACCAAATACTTATTCACATTATAGTGACATTGCCATGGAAACTTTATTACAAGAAGTAAAACCTGTAATGGAAAAACAAACAAAATTAAAATTAAGTGAAACATATTCTTACGCTAGAATATATAAAAAAGGAGATATACTTGCAAGACACAAAGATAGATACTCTTGTGAAATATCTACAACTTTAAATCTTGGGGGTGACCCATGGCCAATATATTTAGACCCTACAGGTAAAACAGGTCAAGCTGGTATCAAAGTAGATTTAGAACCAGGTGATATGTTAGTATATTCTGGATGTGATTTAGAACATTGGAGAGAAGAATTTAAAGGTAAAGATTGTGGTCAAGTGTTTTTGCATTATAATAAAACAAAATCAAAAACTGCAAAAGAAAATCAATTTGACAAAAGGCCTTTTATAGGTTTACCAGCATGGTATAAGGGTGCTAAAATAAACAATGGCAAGAAAGTTTAAATCATTTGAAGAAAGACCAAAACCTAAGAAAAGACCAAGGGTACATAAAAAATCAAAAAATAAATCGGAGAAGCGTAGCTTCAAAAAATACAATAGACAGGGGAGATAATGGCAACAACTGAAGATACAGTAGCATTACAGAAAGGTGCAATAGCACCAGCTCAAAAAGAACAAACGGGCAGTCAAAAAGCTGTATCGTTAATTGATAGTTTAATTACAAAACCTAGTTTACCTACGGGTACAACTATATCACCACAGTTACAGAATGTAGCAACACAAGAATTATTAGCTACTCCAGGTATATCTGGATCATTAGGTTTTACTGCTCCTAGTACAACTGCTGCACCTACTATAGCTGCACCAGGAACTATGGCAGGAACACAGGTAGCTGCACCAACTACGGCTACTGCTGCACAGATGACAGCTGCAACTGTAGCTGGACAAACTCCTACAATGACTGCTGCACAAGGAACTGTATCAGCTCCTATGACTGCAGCTCAAGGTACTATTACATCTGATGCTACAGTAAAAGGACAATTAGAAAGTTTACAGACAGAAGTACAGACAGCACTAGCATCTGGTAATCCCCTACCAGTATGGGCTAGAGGTGCTGCAAAAGCTACTGAAGCTGCAATGGCTAATAGAGGACTAAGTGCTAGTTCAATGGCAGCTGAAGCATTAGCTGAAGGTATCATGAATTCTGCTATACCTATAGCTGCACAAGATGCTGCTACATACAAGCAGATGATATTTCAAAACTTGTCTAATAATCAACAGGCAGCTATTACAAATGCACAATCGTATCTTAAAATGGATATGGCTAACTTGTCTAACAGACAACAAGCTAATCTACAAAATATAAATACAAGACAGAATTTTTTATTATCTGACCAGGCTGCAGCCAATGCTGCATTTCAGTTTAATGCTACAAGTCAGAATCAAGTAAATCAATTTTATAGTAAGCTATCTACAACAGTTGCAGATCAAAATGCTGCTAGAGTGGATGCTATGAAAAAATTTGCAGAAGCAGAACAAAGTAAAATTAATGCATTAAATGCACAAAATACTATTGCTGTTAATGAAGCTA